AAATCAGCTGCAAGAGCTGGAACAGCAGGTGCAGGCGCAAAGCCCCACTGGGACCGATGCCATACAGCTGCTGGCCCAGGCGGATCAGCGCGCCAAGGGGCTGCTGGCGGAAGTATTTGGCCCCGGCAATGATTTTGACGCCATGCTGGGCGGCACCAATCTGCTGGCGGTTGCCGGCAACGGCGAGCGGGTCATCACCAATCTGTTTGCGGCATTGCAGCCCATTCTGGAAGCCGGTGCCCGCCAGTGCGCGGATGCCAAAGCCACGCTGGCCGTGCAGCAGGCCCAGGCAGCGCGCACCGCGCGCGGGGTGCAGGTATGAGCAGCTGGCGGCTGCCCACCCGGCTGGAGGTTGGCGGAAAAGCATATCCGATTCATTCGGATTACCGCGATATTCTGGATATTCTGCATCGGTTGAACGATGCCAGCGAGCCGGAATTCATCCGCTGGCGGGTGGCCCTGGCCCTATTTTATGAGGGCGATCTGCCGCGCAGCGACTATCCGGAGGCCATGCAGAAGCTGGCAGATTTTTTGAACTGCGGGCGAACGCTGCCCCGCTCCCCTGCCCCGCCGCTGTTGGACTGGGAACAGGACGCCCCGCTGATTGCCGCCGACATCAACAAAGCCGCCGGGTGCGAAGTGCGCGCCCTGCCTTATCTGCACTGGTGGACCTTTATGGCCTGGTTCAACAGCATTGGGGACGGCCAGCTGGCTACCCTGCTGCGGGTGCGCAGCAAGCTGCGCCACGGCCAAAAATTGCAGCCGTGGGAACAGGACTACTACCGCAAAAACAAAGCCATGGTTGACCTGCGCCCCCGCCTGAATCCGGCAGAGATAGCGGAACGCCAGCGGCTGCAGCGCCTGTTGGCCAATTAAGTTCTCATAAGGAGGTAGATGCTTTTGCCAAAATCCTATGCAGGCAGCCTTCAGGTTGCCCTGTCTACACAAACCACTACCCACACCGCGCAGCAGCCGCTGAACGGCCTGCGCACTGCCCTGAAAAAAATAAGCCGCAGTGTAAACGCTGCGTTCTCCGCCGTGCCAGTGGCAAAGTTTGAGCAGCAGACCGCCGCAGCAGCAGTCAGCGCCAACAAAGCCGCCAAAGCCCAGGCCAAACTTGCCAGTGGCACCACCAAAGCAGCCAAGGCCGCCAAACGCAGCGTTGCGGAATTTGATGAGCTGGACCGGCTGCAGGCTTCTCTTGCCGAAAGTGCCGGAGCTGCGGCGGCTTCCACCACCCGCAAAAGCAGCAGCGCCGCAACAATCAAAGCCGCAGATGCCGAACCGCCACAGTTAAGTCCGCCGGCTCTATTAAACCAGCAGCTGCAAAATTTCTGGGCTACATTACAGGCTGTGCTTGCCCCCGCCGCCGCGCTGTGGGATGCAGCCTGGCAGCAGATGAAAACCGCTGCCCTGACCGTTTGGCAGGATCTTTTGGGCGGCGTTCAGCTGACCTGGGCCGAGTACGGCCAGCCCATTGCCCAGAGTGCCGCCCTGGCGCTGGAAAACCTGCAAGGCATTTTTACCACCCTGTGGCAGAACGTTTTGCAGCCGATCCTTACTAACCTGATGCAGATTTTATCTACCCTCTGGTCCTCCCACCTCAAGCCCCTGTGGGATGACATTCTTTTGCTGGTGGCAAGCGTTGCCAACTGCCTGCTGGATCTGTGGAACAACCTGCTGGCCCCGGTGGCCAAGTGGATCATCGCCACATTCGGCCCCGCGTTTGCTGAGGTATTCAACGCCATTGCGGACGTTGTTGGCGTGGCCGTTGGGGCTATTGCGGATGCCATCGATCTGGCCGTTGTTGTGCTGCGCGGGCTGACGGACTTTTTAAGCGCCGTGTTCCGCGGCAACTGGGATGCTGCCTGGCAGGCCATCGGCAACACAGTCAACACCGTCTGGGATAAGATGACGAACGCCATCAAAACCGCCGTCAATGGCATCATCGGCTTCATCAACCGGATGATCTCCGCCGTTGTGACCGGCATCAATGCGGTCATCAACACGCTGAACGGCCTTTCGTTCGACCTGCCGGACATATTCGGCGGCGGGCATGTCGGGTTTCATATCAGCACCCTGACCGCCCCGCAGATCCCCTACCTGGCACAAGGCGCGGTCATCCCGGCGAACCGGGAGTTCCTCGCCGTGCTGGGCGATCAGAGCCACGGCACCAACGTGGAAGCCCCGCTGGACACCATCAAGCAGGCTGTGGCCGAAGTCATGGAAGATTTGCAGGCGGGCCAGATGGCGGGCTTTGAAGCCGTGGTTTCCGTGCTGCGGGAGATCCTCTCCGCCGTGTACGGCATTGAGCTGACCGACGAGGACGTAGGCCGCGCCGTACAGCGCTGGCAACGCAAACAGGCCATTGCCACAGGAGGTGTGTAACGTGACCCTGACCAATCTGCTCCAGATCGATGGCAAATCCCTGTACGCACCGGACTGCGACATCGAACCGAGCTATTCCGACCTGGACTCCAGCGATTCCGGGCGCGACGAAGCCGGGTACATGCACCGCGACGTGGTGCGGGAAAAAGTTGCCACCTGGCCCATCGCCTACAGCTGCCTGACGGACGACGAATACAAGTACACCATCGGGCTGTTTGCAGGCAAATCCACATTCCAGTTCACCCATCCCAAAGCCGGTTCTTCCACCGAGACCGAAACCACCACCTGCTACTGCAGCAAATACGGCATCGCCTGGCATAACGCCAAGACGAAACAGTGGAAGAATTTGAAGTTTAACATTATCGAATGCTGACCGGAGGTGAAGCATGTACTACTCCGTTTTGCTGCTGCCAAACGGCACTGAGCTGAAAGGCGGAGAGGCTGGCAGCACCCTTAAAGCTCTTACCCTGCACACTGCGGTAAACGCCGGGCAGGAATTCGCCATCGGCTCTGCTTATTCGGATTACATCGAGGCCGAGATCTGGGCAGACCCGGGCGGCAGCCTGCAAATTACTGCCGGGGACGCCCTGACCTATTACCGGCAGGATGATGCCGGGAACCGCACCAAGGTGGGTGTTTTCTATGCTGAAAAGCCCACCCGCACCAAGCGCAACAGCTACAAGGTCACGGCCTACGACACCATGTCCAAGCTGGATGCGGACTTCTCCGGCTGGCTGCACGCCAATCGGGCACAGTTCCCCAAAACTATCTGGCAGCTGGTTCAGCTGGCCTGCCAGCGGGCGGGGGTCGCGCTTGCCAGCAGCAGCCTGCCCATCAATGGCAGCTACAGCGTGCAGGCGTTCTACGCGGACGACCTGACCTGCCGACAGATTATCTCCTGGGCGGCGGAAGCCGCTGGCTGCTACGCCCACATGAATGCAGACGGCAAGCTGCAATTCCTGACCTACACAGACAAGCGCAGCACAGTTAAAATCACCCCGGACGGTGCCAGCAACAGCACCGCCTATTATGCTGACAGCCTGAGCTACGAGGACTACGCGGTCAAGGCCATTGAGAAAGTCCAGATCCGGCAGTCGGACAGTGACGTGGGGGTCATCTACCCCGACAGCACCACTGCCACCAACACCTATGCAGTGCAGGGCAATCTGCTGCTGACAACCGGCACCGAAGCCAACCTGAAAAGCGTCGTCCAAAACCTGTACAACGTGCTGAAAAACGTGACCTACACCCCCTGCAAAGTATCGGTGCCCAGCAGCTCCGGCCTTGCCTGCGGCCAGATCGTACACGTTAAGGACGCACGCGGGCGGGAGTTCGACACCTACCTGATGAGCGCCACAATCTCCTCCGGCAAGGCAAGCTTTGAAAGCGTGGGCAGCACCAGCCGGGAAAGTTCCAGCGCCGTGAACAGCCAGAGCTACAAAAACCTGACCGGCAAGATGCTGGAGATCAAGACCAGCGTGGACGGCCTGGAAGTAAAGGCCAGCGACCTGACCGGCAAGTACACCGACCTGAAAGCAACGGTGGACGGGCTTTCCTCTGAGGTGAAAAAAGACACCAAAATCACCGGCGGCGGCAACCTGATCCTGGGCAGTGAGAGCTTCAAGAACGCCACCTATGTCGGCATTGACAGTAGCGTGGTGTATGGCGATGATGGCAGCGCAACAATAACCAATGCGAACACATGCCGCGGGTTCAAGTTCAACGCTGTTAGCGCCCATATCACCAAAGGCGTTACCCTATGCCTGTCCGTTATGTACAAACTCATTTCCGGCACCGATGCGCTGCGGCTGGGCATTACGTTTACGAGCGATGACGGACAAAATTACATTGCCTACATAAAAACCGCTGACCAGCTCGAAATTAAGCAGACAGACGGCTGGGTGCTGCGGTATGGTACATGGACCCCCGGCCAAAACGGTGTTTTGAAAAAAGCCGATTTCGACAGCAATGGCAACTGCACCAATAAGTTTGAGCTGCTTCACCCCATGCTGCAATACGGCAACGCGCCGACCGCCTGGAACGCCAGCTCCGGTGACTATCTGACCCAGGAAAGCGCAAAAAGCCTGTTTTCCCAGACCGCTGACGAGATCAAAACCGAAGTCACCAAGTCAGTGACTGAAACGGTAACGGCCAACGTGAAGGACACCGCTATCAGC